GATACTGTAGTAAGCAGCCGCTGAACTGATGGTTAATGCGATGAATAATAATATGTAACCAAATGCCATAGTAATATATTTAGTGAGTTATAACAAGTATATTAGCAAAATATATTTGAAAAAGCAAGAGGTTTTGGCTAAGGATTCTAGAACGCATACCAGGTACTGGTTCCAGAATAATAAGTGTATTGATATGACAGCCCGGCTGTCGGTGCCCCGGCAAATGTGGGCACAACTGTGCCAGTTCCTACTGCCAAGGTCACAGTGTTGTTTATGATACTGAAACTACATTGTTGACCGTTTACCGGTGCTGTTGGCATATTGAGGGTTACTGTGTAGCCTGCGGCTGTCACATATAATATATTAAAACTGGTAGAGGTGCTTAGATTATGAGTCTGACTATAAGTGCCATTATCTGGAACTGTAATAAGGTTTGCCGGACTAATGTATAGTCCATTCTGTGCAAAACTGCCATTGACATTAAAGGTATTGGCGGTGATGTTATTGGCAGTGATATTACCAGAGACACTAAGAGTGTTGGCACTAATATTATTGGCTGTGATGTTGTCCGTGGTATTGATTGTAGCAGTTGTCAGGTAGGCAGCTACATTGACGTTTGAATATAAACTATCTGAGATATTAGCACTAAACCAAGCATCAACGTTGACGTTGCTGTAGTTATTATAGGCTATGTTGCTTAATAGTCCACCATCACCAAAATAGTAAGCTGCATTGACGTTGCCTGTATATATTGGTAAATATGCAGCAACATTGCTATCGCTATAAGTGCCTGGTTGTGGATTTTCTGTCAAGTAAGCTATGACGTTTGTATTACCGTAATTGTTTACTATGTTATCTGGAAATATAACATCTATAGTACCATCACCCGCAATTGATATATTTGCACCAATCCTCACACCACCTAGAGTTAGTGAGCTGGCTATGGGTAAACTGTAGGTAGTTAGATTAGGACTTGCATCTACCCACTGACTACTGTCTACATCAGCTTCATACACGTATAGTCTGCCGGTCACGGTATCATACCATAACCAACCTGTCTGTGGATCGGCTGGCGGGGTTTCGCCGGAATATACAGTGCTGCCTAATGTAGCACCACTGACAATCCTGCCACCTGGATTACCATCACCTATGCGGATAGTGTTGGTTAGGCTGTCATACCATAGACGATCAATCTCGCCAATGCGTACATTGCCGTCTGGGTAATTGCGTCTGCTGGTAAAAAGGTCTTGGGTGAAAGCCACGGAATTACTCCTTAGCCTTCAAGCGGCTCATCTTCGTCTGCTATGGCTAGGGCTAGTGGTTTTAATCCTGCTTGTCTTTTAAGGATTTCTAATTCGTCTTCTTCAGGCTCTTCATCATATGCTGATTTTACACCTGCCGATTTCTTCATTAGTTCTATCTTTTGTTGTAGAGGTGGTACCATAATACCAATGTCGTCATCTACTGGTTCTTGTGCTGGCTCATTTTTAGCTGTTGTTGGTGAGTTAGTTTCACTGTTGTTGATGTTTACTACCACTGGAGGAGGTTGCACGACTACCTGTGGTTGCACTGGCTGTTGAGCAGCCTGCTCTTCTGCATCTATTAAATTGGCTAAACTACGTAGTATTTCTGCTGTTTTCATATATATATTTATTAATAAATTTCTGTTTACGTTGGGAAATCTAAATTACTAGTAGCCACACTAGTATTAGCGATAGTATGTGCGCTGGCGCTGCGATCAACTAGGTTACCGTCTAATGCTAGCTTAGTGTTGGCATCAGTTACCAGTGTCACTGGTGGAGTAAATGTTCCCGAGTAACGAACTGTGTTGCTGATTCTGATATTTGTTAGTTTTCCGTTGAAATACTGGAAGTCGTTGTTACCGCGGCGGCCGATCCATAGATCATTGCTTGTATCGTTGGCGTAGTAACCCGGGCCGTTATAGACATTGATACCGTTGTAGTATACGTTTGTGTCAGTTGAGCCACCACCCGAGCAGGTTATAGCCACGTGTGTCCAAACTCCTGGGGTAGGTTCAGCGCAAAGTGCCCTACCGTTGTTGACATATAGATTACCGTTTTGTAGATACATATCAATGGTATTGTTGTTAGGCTGTTGCGACATGATGGTTAATAAGCCACTTGAAGTAGTAGCTACTGCGGCTTTGCTCCAGAACTCTATGGTATAATTTAACTGTATGCCCCAGTCTGATGGTGTACCGCCCACTTGTATGCGGCTAGAACTGCCATTAAATGTTAGGATCTTTTTCTGAACTATGGCCAAGAACATTTGACTAAGTCTAGTTCCGCTCCAAGTGTTGGTAAATGTAGTATCACCAAAGTAGTTGGTTAGGCAATCACGGAAGTCTTGGTTAACACCACAAGCATCAAATGTACCAATAGCCACGATCGTACCAGGTAAGAATGATTTTAGCAGTGCGGCTATGTTAGTACCTAAACCAACAGTCAGCCAAGTATCATACCAGCTGGCGCTTTGAACAGTACCATCAAGATTTAATGCCACAATAGTATGTCCACGACGCATACAGAATCCAAGTCCGTTGTTGCTTGGAGGGTCGCTAGGACTAGGTAATGCTGTTGGGCTACCAGCTGTAAATGGTGTAGCCGAGTTCCAAGTTACCAAGCCATTGTTAGTTAATGTTAATTTGTTTGGGCCGGTATCTGCTACCAAGTCACCGCTGGTTAATTCTGTTAACAACAGTTTAGTGTTTGTTATAGGTAATAATGGGTTTGGTGATTTCGTAAAATTACTGGTATAAACCGCTGTTCCATTTACTACTCTAAAACTGGTAATTCTACCAGCAAAGTTAGTGGCGCCGCTATCGTCTGCACCAATATTCAAATAGCCACCATTGCCGATTGTTCCGGATTGTGAATCTGTTGTTGCACTGGCAACGCCGTTGATATAGACTTTGACTGTGGTACCTGAACGTACCATGGCAATATGTGTCCAAGTATTGATAGAGACTGTACTGGTGTAGGTTGTTGACCCCGCACTATACAAGTTAGACAACACAGAAGTTCCACTTAGTTGGACTGTATATCTGCCGGCACTTGCTTGACCAAATGTCCATAAAGCGTGAAAGCCAGTCACGTTTGTTGGATAAAACCATCCTTCAACTGTGAAATCTCCAGTCAAATTAAGGCTAGCATTACTAGTAGATAGGTATTGGCTGGTTCCGCTAAATGATGCACTACCACCAACTACGCTATTATCAATGTTGTCTGGACTGCTTGTGTGGTCGGTAGCAACCATAACACCGTTGGCTCTAATATAACTTCCGTGCTGGAGGGGGTTACCGTTTAGTGTTCCGTCAAAGTTAGTAGAGATAAATCTCAGGCTTACTCCAGCGATAGTTTGATCAAATGTCATATAGGTGCCGGCAAGTAACTGCTGTTCAAAGTAACCATATTGATCAACAACAGGTATTGAAGTATCGGCAACTGATACTGTGCCGCTGGTAGCTACGATAGGACCGTTTATGCTGCCAGTACGAATGTGTATGATAATAGTTTCTGTACCTTCGGTTAGGTAGTCATTTAATAGTGTTCTACTAAATGTTCCTGATCCGCTGGTAATAGTAAATGATCCGCTGGCATTGCTGTCCGTAAAGTCTGGTCCGGTTGTGGTACCATCATCAGTCCAGTATAAGGTTGTACCATCTGCTACGCCAACTGTGGTAACTGTGTAGGTAATCGTATCACCTTCGTTGACTGCTGATGTATTTGGAGATATACTATAGCTGATGGAAATCCATGGGCGACCCACAACCAATCCGTCTGTGTTAGGATTATCCGTAATGCCGTTGCCACTATACTGTGTAGGCAACTGTGTAATATCGTAATATGCTCTTGAACGTGCATAATTCTTAGTAGGATCTGCGCTACCGGATATAGTTCCGTCAACAGCAACAACCTTGCCCTGGCGTTTTGCCGAAGCAATGTCAAGTTTAGCCGCTTGTTTTGCTTGCTTAGTCGATAGTGATGATATTCCGTTTGCTGACACGAGTTTTTCCAGTCTAATAACTGTATTTAGCAGTTATTGGGCCGAACAACTAGCAGTCACGCCTTCATTTTCTTCTGTAATTGTGATTACACCAGGATTAGATACAGCCAGCAGTGATAGTTTGGTACATTTTACCGGTAGTCTTATACGTCTCTGTTCATTGGCTTTTAGTAATGCACATTTGTTTGTGGCCACAGGATCTTGACCAAAGTAAAAGTACATGTTAACTTCAGGATATAGACTAATCCAACCCTTTTTTAACACAGGTGTAACTAAGTGAGTATTGCCAACTAGGTAACTATATAAAGACATTGCACTGACCTAATAAACAAATATTTATAGGTCAGGTTAGGTTACTTAATTTTAGCGAGCACAGCTTTGGTTAATTTTTCAGCGCACATATGAGGTATGTTAAGATATGGCCACTCTAGTTCAAATGGGCATACTTCACCCCAGCCACCAGTCTCTACAAAGTGTTTATAGATCCTTAGATCTTTCCTACTGTTGGGATCGAAAGGTCTTTTAACAAACGATTTTTCTAGATATTTTAGTATTGATGCCATTGCATAGTCCGTTTTAATAACACAAATACTATGTTATAACATAATCTATAAAAAGTCAAGCAGATTATCGTTGACTTTGGTATAATAGTAGTATATAATAGTAGAGTGAATTTAACTCTAGAAAAACATAATAACCATTTAGTTATGACCATGTCATGGGAAGGGTCAACCGATTTTCTCAAGGGCAAACTATATGACGTTTCTGTACAAACTCTAGTACAAGAGCTAGATCAGGTAAAAGGTGTGCGTCGTATGAGCTATAACATATGGCATTGGGATGCCAGACTAGAGTCACAGGCAAATCAGTTTATTACCTATTTTATGTTAAAAAACAGTTAAAACATGGCAAATATATTTGATGACAATGAGGGTAAGCGTTTTATTAACGCTGGTCAGCATGCGTTTGCTACCGTTACGGGTATGACTGATAACTACTATCTAATGATAAAGGATTTCAGTTGGTGGATACAGAATGAAAAAGAAATATATGCCTGGATGGAAAAGAATTTTCCTAACGGCCGCATGCACCACGAGGGTATGATCTTAAGTATACCCAAAGAAGAACAGGTAACAGCATTTTTATTACGATGGGGATAAGGATAGTATTACTCGGTTGTTGTTTGTTACTGCAAGGCTGTGTTACGTTCTTAGCCAGTAACATGGGTGCTAGTGCCACTGTGATATCAACAGCTGAAACTATAGATACTGTAAAGACAAGCGCAGATGTAGTTAGTGTTGGTGCTACTAACAAAACAATAACAGACCATGTTATGAGTTGGGCCTTAACCAAAGACTGTAGAATGTTTAATGTTTTTGAGGATAAAAAAATATGTGTAGAACTACCGCCTGAAATGCCTGATGTTAGTACTAAAGCTAAAATTATTGATTTTCAACACCGTTATATGAATATGTATCCTGCTACTGGTAGGATAGATGATAAAACAAGATTAAAATTGTGGCGTATACAGCATGGTTTAGAAAAGTATACTCCACCAAACAAGAGGTAAAGATATGAATTGGTTAAGATACAGTGGTGCCAGTATAATCATTAGTTTAAATCCATTGCACTGGCGAGTAATGCCTTGGGCAAGACGAGAATTTAACGATGAATGGGCTGGTCCAAATGAGCGCACATATAGTCTCAGTTTTCTATTCTTAACATTGCGAGTATGGGTAGACAATGGAGTATACTAATGATTAGTTTAGAAACAGTTGCGTATTGGCCTAAGGCGCAGAAAGACTGGGAAGAAAATCTATCTATACACAATATAAACAGTTTTGAACAATGGGTCAAAACCAAATATAGATGTAGATTAAGTTTTAGTGAATTTGAAACATCTGCTGCATTCGTGTTTGATAATGATAAGGATGCAACTTTGTTTATATTAAGATATGGCACAGACAAATAATGACCAACAATAATAAATTATACGCTACACCCACACTAAGATTAGACACTGTGGTAGGTGGTCAGACTTGGTGGCCTAGATTGTTTAAAGCTCGACAAGAGTTTGATGAGATTTATAAAGACGTTAATATTAATACGTTTGATGATTGGCTAGATAACACTTATGGAGTTAGATTAATATTAGACAATGCAGGCGATATTACAGATCAGTATAAAGTAACAGACCAACAAAAATTTTTATTATTTAATCTAAAATACTAATGCATACATTAAGTTACGAAGACTATGAATGGCAGCGGATATGGCCCAAACTAGCTAAGGACTATACTGCGTTAAGCATGGGTACTGCATTGGGTTTTACGCTGCGTAGAGAATCCATTATGATAGAATGTCAAGATGCGCCTGTTGGAGTTGAAAAGATAACCATACATCTTGACTTCGAAGATGCTACCAAGTACACTATGTTTTTACTGAAATATAAATGATATGATAGTTCCTAGTCAATTTAAGTTTACTAAAAAAGTATTGCATAAGGTTGCTACACCAATGTCCTTCGAATACCCTAATAAAAATCTTAGTCTAGCTGAAAAGATGGTTGATTTTATGGATAAGAATGATGGTGTAGGACTTGCAGCACCACAGATAGGTATCAGCAAACGACTGTTTGTAATGAAAATAAACTATGTAACATACTATTGCTTTAACCCAGAGATTACATACTACAGTGAGGAAATGATAGTAGGCCAGGAAGGATGTCTTAGTTTTCCTGATGAACTTATCACTGTGCCTAGGAGCAAACAGATACGTGGACGTTATCTTAACCATAGAGGCGAATGCATTGACTTTGAACTAAATGGTGGACTTATAAGTGTGTGTTTTCAACACGAGCTAGATCATTTAGATGGCATTGTCATGCATGATAGACAGGTTCGATGATTACCCAACAGCAATTCCAAGAGTTTGAACAGTTCTACTTAATGGAAGTATTAAAGAATCCGTGGTATAGATATGGACAGGCATTTATGAACTACTTTCCAGAAGTTGAAATGAGTTTTAACAACTATAATCTATCATACAGTACACATCAGCTATGGGAAGAAAAGAATGCTAATACAGCACGTAACATGTGTTTGGAATGGATAACCCATGATTAACAATCTATATAAAACTTGGGGTGTAGAAAAATATGCCATGTTGTCTAATCTTAAAGACACCAATGGTGTGTTTACCTGTTATGAGACAGTTGAGGACCAATTAAAATCCTATACTAAAGAACAGTATCTAAAGGATCCTGATTTAGTAACCCAAGAAATATTTGACATCTACCGCAGTGTAAATGTTGTGCCTATTAATTATTATACTGAAACTGGTTTGGTTAATGCTATTAGAGATCTAGCTAGCCGCAGTGTAAATCCAGTTAAGGATAATGTATTGGGTTTAGGCAACAATATAGGACAAACTATTAATCGTTTCTTATTTCCCAACATGATGACGGCAGAGCCAAAAGGTCGTGGCAGTAATAGTCTACGTGATAGATTTCTAGATGATGTTAAACTACGACGTGCTATCAGTATATGTTTTAAACATAGAGATGGAGAATATCTTGCCAGTCCTACTGCCTTACGCCGTGCTTTAGAACTAGTGACAGGTGAGAACATACAGAACTTTAAGGCACAGAATGCTAGGGCTATTGCTGAAGAATTATGTCCTGTAATGTGGGGCAATATATATGACTATTCGGCTGGTTACGGAGGCAGGATGTTGGGGATTCGTACCAGTAATATGAGATATCATTATTCATGTGTTGATCCTAATACTGAAACAAATACGTATCTACATTATTTAGATTCTTTAATAGAACAGGCAGTTGGCGGAAATAGTCAAATACACTGTGCAGTAAGCGAAGAGCACGAACCGCATGACATTGATCTTGCGTTTTCAAGTCCACCATATTTCAATTTAGAAAAATACAGTGATGAGCCCACACAGTGTATGGTACGTTACACTACTCTTGATGATTGGTTTGAAGGCTATGTCGTGCCTACTATGAAAAATATACATCGCGGATTAAACAGTGACGGTGTATTTGCTACTAACATCGCTGACTATAAGAGTTATGGTAATCAGGAGTACAAAGTAGTAGAGCGTTGGATAGACACTGCTAAAAAAGTTGGTTTTAACTACAGCAAGACTATAAAAATGATATTGAATACCAGACCAGGCGTTGGCAATAACAAGACAGCAGGCCGTGAAAAATGGGAAGGTATCTACGTGTTTACCAAGAATACCATGGGTTAGTGGCGGACTTTGGACGAGGTTTACCTTTTCTTATGGGTTTAGCTTTGCCATTGTCAATGTCTGTAAGTAGTTGTATATTTACAAATATCTTTTTTAATAGTTTTCTAGTTACCGGATGTGTTTTACCAAATACCTTGTAATACTGTAGTAGATCTAAACTATCTGCATTTTCCTTGAGCTTGTGATTTAATATCCAGAATCTTGCTGCAATATTGGCACTGTATGCATCTATCTCATCTGGTTGTCCTAGATATTCCTGATCTTCTTTTAAGGCAGGGTCTGTACTCTTGCTTACAAAGCCTCTATTGATTTTAAATCTGCGACTGCGATATTGGTGTTGGTGTTGATATTCGTGTACTAGTGTTTCTACCATGTCTATAACAAATCTATCTGCAAGTTCTGGTGTTATTAACCACAATCCTCGTTTAGGATAGTTTACTATAAAATTTATTATCAGCTGTTTCTTTTTCTTTTCATCTAAGTCAGGATCATATTCAGCACCAATACTAAAATCACCACGATCAAGATGCTCATCCTTACCCACATAGAGTTTTACTCTTGTGGCATGGTTTCTACTTAAATGCTTGCCTAGACGCTGTACGAAATTCTTAGGTGTTATTTTCTTACCAATTATATCTGACATCCAGAAGGATATTGTGTTATATTCTGCAACTGGATCTATGTACATGTCTATTTTTCCATTATATTTCTTTATTAACTTGTATAACGTCTTTTATATAGCTTATTATAAACCCAATAACTTATTAGTACTAATTGGTATACCTGTGTTTAGATTGGGAGGATTAGGATTAAAAGATGGTGTTTTTATACCATTTGCAGACATTAGCGCCTTGTTTTTGCCTTCAATTAAACTGTTTACAACTGCATCACCATATACATCATTGGTTGCCATACCATTTAAAACATCTTGAAGACCAGTGCCACTTGTATCTGCGCCCATTCTATGTAGGTTATTACTAAAACCCTTTATACTGCTTAGGCTGTTAGTAGGTGCAACTGTAAGATCAATGCCTGCTTTGGCCATTAGATCATAACTTTTGTTCACTGCTGTGTTTAGATTGCCCATTGCCGAAGTACTTAGATCTCCACCTGCGATAGCATCTATCTCAGGTCCGCTACTTACACTGTGAGTAAAGTCTTTAATACATGGTAATCCACCTGGACCTCTACCTGTGCCAGTTAGGCTTTGCACATTAACTGTACCACCCATTAATGCTGGTAGTGTAGGTGCTGCTGCATCTAGTTTTGGCACGCTTGGAATCTGAATATTGTTTAGCATGGTGCTTGCATCAGCCGGTGTTTTAAAACTAGCACCCATATCAGAAAACTTACTACCTATACCTGCTAGATCTGTAGTAACACCTGCTCTAGCTGATGCAGGTACTGTTTTATTAATGTCTGTTAGATCATTAAGACTGTTTAATGAGCCTTGTGGGGATACACCTAATTGATCAACTACCGACTTAATTACATCGGGATCTTTTATACCACTAAGGGCATTATCTATAGAATTTTTATATACTGGATCCGTTAGTCTATTTGTATCAACACCGTTTTTTACCAATGCTGCATTAACACCAGTAGCGTTGCCTAACTTTTGGCTGTTTAGTTTGTCTATTAATCCGGCTCCTGTGCCGAACGTGCTCATGTTCTGTGTATTGTAGCAAGATCCGGCAGCTTGCATAACTGCACCTGTGTTAGGTAGGTTACCCATTACTTTATCCATGCCCATTGTACTCAGACTACTTGGACTAGTGATACCTGTGCCCATTTGATTAAAGTCTACTTTATTAATAAAGTTTGTGGTTTGTGTTAATTCAATGCTGTCTAAACAATGACCATGTGCCTGTTGCAGTATCTGTCCAAAACCACCCGGACCGCTTGCCCATAATTTATTAGTTTGGTTACCTAAATTATTCCTTGCTTCTTCTATTGTGTTGGCCTGTGCTAGATTACTAGCATAATTTGCATCTAAAGGACTTGTTGATCTTAACGAACTTATCTGCGTTGACATTTTGTTCATAGCAGTAGTTACATTTGGATGGATTTGTAATGCACCACCTTGTGCCATACCAGCCATAGCAACCAAGGTGCTAGGACTAGAACCACCTCCAGAACTACCTAGAGAAACCTGTAGACCCTGACCTATTATTGATCCGGCTTGACTGGTTACCAGGCTTATATCATGTTCAGACATCTATGTTGCCCTATGTTATAATACCACTAGTACCTACAGGTTCTATACCTGTAGTGGTCTGTAGGTAATGATTTTCTACATCTTTAACTGTAGGTGCATGCATCATAACATGTGTCTTACTTAATGTGATTGTTTTATTTAGATCACTTGTAAACAGACTCTGCAACAATCCTAATCCACGTTGACTAGGCATACATGTACAGGGTTTATTAATAACAAACGCATCTGATGTTTCTTCAACAATTTTAGCAACGATTTCATCACCATTAACCAATTTAAAACTTACTGTTGTATCTTTGGTATAACCTTTATTTTCAAGCATTGAGTTCCCCTAAACGTTTTAGAATTTCATCTTTACTTAACTTTGCTAAACCCTGAAAACCACCTTCTACAAACAGTTGATCATCTTCTGTGTATATCTGTGGTACACTCCTGTGTCCTTGACTTTGCAGCCAAGCACGTTTAGCTGGATCTTGTTCTACATTGATAGACTCATATTCTATCTCATACTTGTCTAATAATTTCTTGGCCTGATCACAGAATGGGCAATTTGTTTTACTATATACTATTAACATATTTCTTCCTATAATTCTGGTAGTTCATTGTAGTCAACGTTTTCGCCCATGACTCCAATTACATAATTTGTACTTTCGTTTTCTTGTAGTGCTGTTTGTTTTTTGCTGGTATCACTGTGTTTATTAAACCAAGGTATAGGTGTTGTTTTTGGTGCTGGCTCAGCATATTTGTTACCTATATCTTTTAAAGCATTAAGAGCAGTGTAATCAACAAACTCTTTTAGGATATTAGCATTTAGTCCAATTACTGGTCCCTTTTGGAAAAGATAATCAGCCCAGGCTTTTTCTTCTTCTATAACATCGATGTATAGTTTTGCAACCTCTGCTTCACAATCTTTAGCCGCAGCTGCAAAACGTTTGTCCTCTTTAACAACTTGATTAATAATCCAAGCAGTCCACTCTTTATGTAGTAGTTCGTCTTGCAGAATTAAACTAATAATATTGCCATTGCCGATAAAGATCTTGTTCTCTACCATGGCAAGGCTTGTAGCAAAGCTGACCATGAAGCGGAATGCTTCTAGTCCATAGCTTGCGTTTAGTGCCAACCATATGGCTTTAATATGTTCTTGTTCATCTACTTTGTGTCCTAGCTCTACCTTGCAATTGATACGGTGAAGAGCATCATAGTAGTTGCCTATGGTAGATGCCATACTGATAATCTCTTGCGTGTTGTGGATTGTGTTAAACACATCTTTAGGCACGTTATAGATATTTCGTATGATATGACTGTAGCTGCGACTATGTATATTAGTTTCAAAGAAACTCCAATTATACATCAACGCTTCTAATTCTGGAATACTTACAACAGGAGTGAATACCTGTGCAGGGCCTCTGCCTTGTAAACTGTCTAAAGCAGTTTGACGCAATAGGTTACTAGTAAAGATATGTTTGACTGTGTCACTGGCTTCTTTAAAATCATTTGCATCTTTAGTTAAACTAACTTCTTCTGGTATCCAAAAGAAACCACGAGCCGTCTGTTCAAATTTAGCCAGCTTATTATACTTTACTTCTTCAAACCGTTGTACTGTAACTGGTCCAGCTGGGTCTAAAAACATTTTACGACTTAGATAGTCTGTTTTTGTTGATAGGTTATATTGTGCCTTACTCATAGTTTACATGCCTCGCAATCGTCGTCTGCTGAATTTGCTTCTTCAACTGGGACTTCTGTTGTTTTAACTTCTTCTTGTACTTGTTTACTACCAGCTTTATTAATCAAACTGTAGTAGAATGTTTTAATACCCCAACTGTGCGCCTGCATCAAGTTTTTAGCAATTAGTGTAGTTGGTACTTTACGATCTGCAAAATGTGCTGGATTATAGAATGTATTAGTACTGATACTTTGATCTACATAAGCCGCTAATACTGCCGCGGTTTTTAGATAGGCATCACAGTCTCTTTGTTCCCACATCAGTTGATATTTATTTTTTAGTTTATTATATTCAGGTACTACTTGAATAAAAGATCCTGCTTTAGATTCTTTAACTGAGATTAAACTCATAGGCATTTCAATACCATTAGTTGAATTAATAACAACACTAGAGCTTTCGACAGGGGCGATAGCCATCAGTGTAGCATTACGTACACCATAACTACGCATGTCGCTACGTAGTTGTTCCCAATCTAGTTCACGTGTTGGCGTAAAGTCTGCAAGAGCATTTACACCTTTGGCGCGGTTTTCCCATGGGAAGTATCCTTTACCATAGCGTGTGTGTTCGCTATGTAAACAAGCACCACGTTCTTTGGCTAATTCTACTGTGCTTTCAGTTAGGAAGAATGCCTGATGTTCCATCCATGTTTTCACATCTTGTAGTGCATCTCGTTCACCATATTTGTAACCACGTTTTGCATGCCAGTAGGCCAAGTTAGTAACACCGATACCTAGTGGACTGATTTCATCGTTTGATAATTTACTCTGTATGCTTAAGAAATCTTGGTAATCAAGTATATTACATAGACTACGCTGTAGGATACGACAAGCGCGGCGCATGTCCTCAGGATTACGGAACGCACCCCAGTTGATACTTCCTAATGTACAAAGAGCTATGCGACCATTTGCATCATCTAAACGTTTAAATGGTTTAGTGGGCAGTAGGATTTCACAACAGAGATTACTCTGATAGATGGTATGATATTCAGGATCGAATGGTCCTTGTTTCATAACATTGTCAATAAACACTAGATAGATACGTCCGGTATCAGTCCGCTCTTTAAGTATACCGCCTTTAAATACTTCTTCTGCGCTTAATACTTTTTTACGTAGTCCTTTTTGTTTTTCATACTTAATATACAGCTCTTCAAATAATGCTGTGTCTTTATAAAATGCTTCATACAGATCCGGCACTTCGTTTGGATCAAAGAATGTTATGTTTTCCTTATTTTTGAATCTGCGCCAGAATAAGGCGTTGAGCACAACTCCGTAATCCATGTGTCTAACTCTCGTCTCCTCCGTGCCTTGATTATTCTTAAGTACAATAAGATCATCAAACTGATGATGCCAAATAGGATAGAAAACAGTAGCACTAGCATTTCGAATACCTCCCTGTGAACATGAACGTAAATCACCAAACCACTTCTTTAAGAATGGAATCATGCCTGTATGCATGATCTCACCACCACGGATTGGACTACCTAGTGGACGTAGTCTTCCAATCTCTAAACCTATACCTGCACGCTTGCTGGCATATTTGGCCATCATCTCTCCTGATGCAAATATACTGTCTAGGTCATCATCTGATTTAATTAATACACATGAACTAAATTGTTTTGTAGGGGTACCTAGGCCAGCAAGCACTGGTGTAGCAAGGGTAAACAAGCCATCACTAGCACATACATAGTAATCTCGAATATATTTTAAACGCTGTGTGGGGTTCTCTTTATGGAATACAGTTGCCGCAGCAATCATGTATCTTACCTGTGGTGTTTCATATATCTGTTTTGTGCTGCGATTACGTACAAGATACTTTTCAATTAATTGTTCAATTGCCGCATAGCTGTATGATTCGTCCTTTTCATGATCAATCATATCATTCATCTTGTTCCATTCTTCTTCTGTATACCAATTTAATAGTTCATTCGTATACAAACCGGTAGCCACGTTGGTTTTAACGATCTCATATAGATGTGGTACTTGATAATCACCGTAGACATCTTTACGTAACATACTGACACGTTGTTTGCCTGCTACATATTGATAGTTTACATGACCTACTTCAGGTTCATGTTCTATGTCAATGAGATCTACAATAGCACGTAGGGTAATTTCATCAATTTCGCGTGTGCTAATGCCATCATAAAAGTGGGGTTGGGCTTTGATTTCTATCATACTCTGACTGACGTCAGCTATGCCCTGACATACTTTAGCTACCTGATTTTGCCACTTGGTTAGGTCCAATGGTACTACTAAACCGCTGCGTTTTTTAACTTGAATATTGCTCAACTTGAGGACCTCTTTTTAATATTTTTCTAACTGTAACTCTTTACTTGAATATTGATACAGCAGTTGTAACTGCTGTTTTTCTAGCTGTTCTGTATTTACTATTTCATATGGCCAGTAATTAAGAATATATTTTCCTTGGCTTATGTAGGCTACATTGTAGCGATTTTTAGTATTAAAATCATAGTAAATTCTCAACTCCGGTTCTATGTCCCTATGAGCTGTGAAGTATATAGTATATATTATACCCAATGCCTTTGCAATGTCACAATAGTAGTTTTCGGCTATTAAGGACCAGGGATCCGGCCAATCGGTAGGATTATCCGGTGCAAGATAAAAATTAACATAACCGGCAGTACTCCATATATCATTGACCTGTTGGATTGCCTTATCTAAAGGCAGGTTACTTAATTCACCGCGAAAATCCTTCCACTGTGTTAGCCGTTCATTAACACGCAGATTCCAAAAATTCTTGTCCATGTTAAACGAACTGTCTAATATTGTATTTGAATGTAGCGTTATTGCCAGTAGATGTAGTCGTATATGTTAATACGACTTGAGTACCATAACCAGTAAAACCTAGGGTTACACCAGTACCGGTGTTCTCTGTGTAATCATCCGAAAACAATGCTGTGCCGGAAAGACTAGATACCTGTATAGTGCCCATTCTTACTGTACCTACCCTAGTAATGACATAGTCAATAATATTAGTAACGCCACTGTTTAATACTACTGTAGTGTTGCCTGATGTTGTATTGTCAATAAGAGTATTGGTAAAACCAGGACTTGCCTGCAATGAACCTGCTGTACTAAATGCAGATTTAGATGGTGCTGTGGTACTTAATACTTCTATCAGCGGCTTTATAGCAATATCTGAGGCACTTCTATCAAATATATCACCCATGCTGAAGTTATTTGCGGTATTCCAAGACATAATAGCATAGTGTGGGGTGCCTGTTGTTACACTAGCACCATCTGAAGTTGCTACAGTTTTAAAATAGTTAAATGCACTTACAACACTGCTGTTATCACCACTATAGATTGCCTGTGCCGAAACACTATCAAATAGACTGTTTACTACTTTAATACTTTGTGGACTTAATCCATCGGCTTGTAATTTAACTGCCTGATACAAACCGCTAAATCTACAATCATCTATGACTACATTTTGTACGTCACCTGTTGCAACTACGCCATAAGTAGAAGAAGTAAACAGACACTTATTAAATGATATGTGACTTGTTGTGCCTGCATTGTCTTGTAATCTAACTGCACCAAAACTAGTAGCTGTTGCTGGACTTGTCCTTGATCCCTTAAATATTATTCTGTCAAAACTAACGTCAGTGGCACTATCAACTACAAATGCATCATAGTCTGTTAGATTTTGCACAGTTAGATCTCTAATATGTATTTGGAAAGGCAACACACCACCAGTAACACCTAAACCTGTTCGCGTTTGTTGCTTGCTGTCTCTTAGTATAAAAACTTCACTGCTAGCAGATTGCTGTTGGATAATTGTACCCTGAGCACTGTCGCCTCGTATACTTGCATATGGTGGTATAGTAATAGGACTTGTAATAAGGTATGTGCCAGCAGGTATATGTAACTCTCGTCTTACACCAACTGTACCAAAATTATTAACTGCCCATATTTGATCTATAGCACGTTGAAGTGCGGCTGTATAATCACCACTGTCTATATCTGACTGCATGATAAAGTCTCTAAGACTTACCTGCTCATCTATCTTGTGTTGTAGCGTTCTCTGTACAAATGCACTGATCGTTGCACCAGTAATACTGGTATAGCCGCTTTCGTCGCCTTTAAATACGTAGCTTTTAACTACGTTAACGATGTCGGTGTTCTGTGTGAGGATTTCTGTATTGCCTAGCTCTGGAGCGCCTTCAGTAAGGGTACCATTGCCAATATATAGCCTGCGTTGGTCTATACTCCAACCAAATTCGCCACTGCCTAATTGTGGTAGATTTTCTTGATATCCTCTACGGACTTGGATTTTAGAGATCTGTATTACAGCCATGTTCTTAACCTTATACTATATCTTATATTTAGTTAAGTTTGTAATACTGTTCTACTCTTTCAAGCCATTTATCTGACCAAAAATCCCATTCTGAACCATGTATATGCCAGGTCTGAAACTGTGGTTGTTCCCATGTGCCATCCGGCAGTTGCTTGGGTTGTACACACATTAAAATAACCCCGGATTTAATATCTGTGCCATGTGTTTCGTTATGGGCAATGCCATAGGCACATAATTGTAAAAAGTAGTCATCTACCCATTCTGTTTTCTTGGGTTTGTTTGTCTGTTTGTAGTCCAGTATACTGGGTTGACCCTTGTATAAACCACATGCATCTGTAGTGCCTGCATATAGTCCTTCTACATATAAGGGTACCTCAATGCCCCATACTTCATCTACATGTTTTAAACCATTTTCTACAATAGTCTTGGCCATATCATAGCTCTGCTGACTATAAGGATTTGTGCCGGGTTCACCCATGTTACGGTCATTGCGTACATAGTCCTCTAGCCACTTGTGCATACGTGTGCCACGATTTGCGGCCTCTGTGGTAATTTCCTGGGCTTTGACTTCACCTACTCGTTTTCGCCAATTTGCTAATGCGGCTTTTTTCTCTTCGCTCTTGGTCCTGTCTAGGATAGTAGTAACGCTAGGGACTCTACTGCCATCAGGCAAACTGTACAGTCTTTTTCCTTCTACGCTATCACGTGTAATTGCGGTGTAATTGTAACGGTTTATAAGCATAACTTATATTGTATGTTAATACTAGGGATAAGTCAAACTTTTGCGGCAAATTATACTGTAAAACTTTCGCCACAGCCACATTCACCTTTGCTGTTGGGATTTTTAAACTCAAACCCTTCATTGAGTCCCTGCCTAACGTAGTCTATCTCAACCCCATCTAGGTAGACAATGTCTTTTTTGTCTACCAGTATTTTATAGCCAGACTGACTAAATTCTATATCATGCTCACGTATTTGGTCAGCATACTCAAAAACATAAGCCAGACCTGAACAGCCAGAAGTACGTACACCTAAACGTAGACCAATACCTCTATGTCTATTCTTTAACAGTATTTTTACTCTTTCTTTGGCTTTTTCTGTTAGTGTTATCATGTCTATTTTAATAGTTTTTTATTCTTTTTCTTAAGACGATCTAAAACGGCTTGTTTCTGCTTGTCAGTCATATCATACCATTCGAAGGCTTCTTCCTGTGTACGGCCACAGCCTTTACAGGTACCTAACCAAAACTGGCAAACACCTATGCATGGACTTTCAATTTGCGATTGTTTCATGTTTTTTCTTATAGTCTGCGATTGCTGATTTAATAGCGTCTTCTGCTAGTACGCTGCAATGTATCTTAACTGGTGGTAATGCTAGTTCTTCTGCGATGTCTGAGTTTTTGATACTAGTTGCCTCATCAAGAGTACGACCCTTAAGCATTTCCGTAACAAGCGAACTGCTAGCAATAGCACTTCCACACCCATAAGTTTTAAACTTTGCATCTGTTATAATACCATCATGTACTTCAATCTGTAATTTCATAACGTCACCACAAGCTGGTGCGCCTACCATACCTGTGCCTACGTCTGGACTGTTTTTATCCAGACTGCCCACATTACGAGGATTTTCGTAATGGTCTAACACCTGCGCTGAATAAGCCATATTTATCTCCAAATGTATGCAATAGCATACGATAATAGTATACTAATATACTATGGTATTTACACTGAAAAGTCAAGGATTTTAGAAAAGGTCGCTGCCACGTGATTTTGCGGCACGTTTGGCCATTTTAGATACGGTATCTACTGGCGCTGTGGTTGATGCATCACCTACCGTGGTGTTGGTTTCGTCGCTTGCATCTAAGGGTTGTAATGTTACCTGTTGTTTGTTGAAACTTTTAATAAGGTTTTTAACACTGGGATTATTTTCATATGCTGCCTTGAGGGCATCATAGTTAAAAGTTTTGTCTGTGTTTAATACTAGATTAATAAGAGCTTGTGTGCTGATTACTGGTGTTTGATCTTTATCTGCATATCTATAGCGCAATAACTCCAGAGCTGTTGTTAAATTAGTCTCTGGAGTATTGTATTGACTATGGATAAGTTCATCAATTCGCACGATTAACGCTTTTCTCTACCAAGCTCTTCTTGACCACCAACTGCTGCATCTGTGGCTGTAAATTCATCTTGTGCAGGTTCTTCTGCGTCTAAATCACTGGTTGGCGCTGAAGGTACATCTGGTAGATCCATTGGTTGGGCAACATCTTCACCACTTAGGATACGTACTCCTTGATCTACACCTTCGCGTGCTGTCTGTAAGTTAGTCATTAGTGTGTCTAATGTGCCACCCACTGCGTTTTTAAATCCTTCAGACTGTTCTGAACCAATCTGATCACGGATTGAATCTAGTAATTGTGGTAATTGCTCATTCTGCATTTTACCTACTTTTTCAATTGCATCTTGGATGCTGTCTACCATGTCTTTAGCAGCAAGTAAAACTTCTGCATTGCCAACTTCACCTTCAACTAATTGTTGTCTGTGGTTGCCTAGCCATTGGTCTAATCCTTCTTTTACAGTCAATAATTCCATATAGCGTGGATTTGTATGGGCTGTATGTAAATCAACACTGTGACGAATCTTGTCTAGATTTGCAGTAATTGTTTCACTTAACTTTTCTGCTTTTTCAACAGTAAGATTGTCATAGTTAATAGCAAAGCCAAAACGGCTTTCTAATAGTTTGTTAATTTTTTTTGCGGATGTCATAGACATTTCTGCTAGTTTCATGGTAATTTTTCCTAAACTTTAATATATTTAGCTGAGTTTATAGATTTTTGTAATTCTTTCTTAACTTGTTCTATCTTAGCCATGGTATCTTCATACCTATTACTGTACAGCTCTATTTCCCAGTCATTGTTGCTGGCATGTGCTTTCTTATATCTGTATCTGTACATAATAGCATCAGATTCCAGCTTGCCTAGCGTACTATCATTGTTTTTAATACTGTTAGCTAGATCTAGATTCTTTTTATGCATGGCAATACAGTAAAATATGGCATCTTTTCTGCTAAAAAAGTCAAATATCTGCTGATTTTGTTGTGTAACCTGCCAGCATTTGTCATTGATTTTAATGACTTTGTACTTGCCTACCATTAGCACATCTGCACCTATTTGGTAGCAGAATGGCAGTGGATTATTAGCCAAACGTTCAAGCTCTTGCTCGGTAAATCTGCGTATTTTTTCTAAGTCAAACTCAACTAATTCGTTTTTTGTAGTAGATTTTGCCGGCGTCATTTGTTCTCAATAACACGTCTTTTTGGGTTAGATTATTAGCCAAAAGTTGTTCGCGTTCTTCTAGTTGATGTTTAGGCACAGGTTCATTATTGACAAATTTCTTTAACAAATCATGTTCCTCATTTGTTAACGGTAATAACAGTGCATTGGTAAGTTCTACGATCTTCATATAATTAACCTGTGTAAGTTAGTTATATTTAGTGTAGGATTGCGTGTGTGATAAATCCTAGCAGAGCCGCAAGTATTACTCCGCCCAGTGTAACAAATATATTGATAGTCTGTTTATCCTGACCAACAAGTCTATTGTTTAAACTGTTCTTGATATCAACAAGATGTTCTTCAACCTTGTCTATTCTTTCTTCTAGATTATTAAGTTTATTTTCCAAGTTAGTGTACCTTACAGCACATATCTCAACGTGGGCTTCTAGATTTTGTTTTTCAATTTCTGTCGGTGCAGACATCTCGCTATTCCTTTATGAGCGATGCCGTCTTTTTATTGAGCCTTGATAATGTGCCTTAATATGTGCCTTAATGAATGCCTTGTAGCATCAATATTATTTATGTTTCTAGTACAGACTTAAAGTACATATTTTTAAATGGACCACTGGTATAGAATAATGCAATGTCTGGTTTGGCAGTTTCGTCTAGATTTAATATAATAGGTATAATTTTTAAATCTTGTTTAAGCCCGCCGTATCTATCATTGGTGCTTGCATACACATCTTCATATTCTACCTTAAATTTAAACTGCCATATCTTGTGCTGTCCGGTATAGTTAATACCAAAGCTGTAGTTAGATACATCTGCAACTAAATTGCCCATGTATTGTAGATCTAACAGTTGCGTTCTTAGACTAAGTATTTGGTTGACAGTTTCCCAATTACGCTGTTGGTTTCTTTCGCGTTCTTTTTCTTGACTAAATGAAGTAACACCAGTTGGTGTTATATCTATTAGACTAAAACCGTAATACGTATATAATTTTTCGTTTGTAGACATGTCTAAGATATTTATAGACAAAAAAAGGCAGAACTAAATTCTGCCTTTTTAAGTATTACCTATTACTATCTAATTGATATTAGAATGTGTAAGATGCAACTGTTGTGCCTGAAACGGCAGCATTACAAATACCTTCTAAAGAACCTGGTGTTGTATTTGCTGCTGGTGCTGCACCTGAGATAGCAACACGGAAAGCACCACTTGATGGTGTACCTAACAATTCGATTGAACCAACTGTTTCGATAGCTAATACTAGCTTTTCAAAGTCACTGCCTACTGCTGCGTAACCTACGTCAACACTGCTTTTTGAAACTGTGTAGAATGATAGGGTACGGCCTGTTACTTGTGCATTGCCACTGTCGGTTGGGCGAGCCCAGCCATTTGTACGTGCGATTGTCATGATTTAAATCTCCTAAGTTTGTACGCTTTCGCGCATACAATTATTTATGCTGGTGGTGAGATTTTTATAGTACAGTAGGATTGTCGAAATATGCGTATAGATTAATCTACTCTATTTACAGCAGTTTTTAATATAGTGCGTAATTCATTCTTCCATAGAGGTGTTATACTACCACCGTCTGCCATATACTTTTCAAAGTCTGTATATAGTTTGCTAGGATCCCATGGGTTTTCTTGACCTTCTGATATGTCTAGACTTTCCAATGTGTCGTTACCTATACGTTTCCATATATGTTTTAATACATCTAGCATTCTAGGATCAGATATTAAACGATAATTTGCACCACCGTGCATAGAAACATATTGATCCCATGCAGATTTAAATACGGCTGGATCCTGAAAAATTGCTTTATTATAGTCTGGCTGTTCTGGTACAGGTTGTGGTTTAGCTATAGGTTTTTTAGGCTTAGGGCTACGGTCTTTGCCCAATTTGCCACCTTGATATTTACTTTGATGATATGCATCAACTGCTGATGCAGCATCATTTGCGCCCATACCCTGAAGAAAACTTGCCATCTTGCTCTTGGTACGCATGTCATATTCTGCTAATATTTCATTGATCTTCATCTTTAATTTTCCTGATACCACGAGTAAACTTCTGTGGGTCTTGTCCTTTGATAGCGTTTAACAGTCTGCGTTCTAGTTCACCTGCAGTCTCTGCATCATAGCTTTCGTGGATGTAACGGATAAGATTAATAGCACCATTAATGATGTTATTAGCACGACTTTCTAGGAGGTTTTCCTTGTCTTTGTGTATTAAGAGCTCGTCTAGCTCTGATAGAATACTACGTGTGCGTTTATGCAAGATCTTACTCCAATTTAGTATATTTATTGCCGTTTGATATTAATCTGTACTAGATTTGAGTCCTGCTAGCATGCTTTTTAACTTGCTGCTATCTACATGTGCCACTGTTTTAGGTGTGTCCTCTTGCTTTAATGTACTGCTGGATTTGATGTTATTTAACACGTTATTAACGTTTCTTGTAGCCCCATTGCCATCACCTTGACCTTCTTCGCCTGGGTCTGTAATACGCAATGTTTCTAAGTCATACTCTAAGTCTACTTTCATGCCTACGCCACTGCTACTACGAGTTTTCATAAGTTGTAGTTGATATCTACCACGCTCACGCATAGCACGGCTAGTAAAGATACCAAACACGTTATCTGCTGTATTGATCTTACTTAACCCACCTGCGATATGGCTATGGTCAAATTCAATTTCTTCTACCGCACCTCTGTTTAACTGCGATGCTGTTATCATTAATATATTGAATTCTTTAGCTAGGTTGCGCAGTTCTTCACTTACATATTTGTCCTTAACAAATAAATCATTTGGGCTTACCTTGGCACTTACAGGCATAACCAAGTCCAAATAGTCTACCATAATAAAGTCAGGATGTTTACCAGTCTGTATCTGTAGTTCTTTAATATAACTGCGGATTTGGTTTACATTGCTCTGTGCTGGCATATATTTAATACGTAAACTACCGGATTTTTTACCTGCCATCTTAATCTTCATTTCTACCATATCCAGATCTTTAAACACTTCTTTGGTGCTGACATTGGCTACCATACTGTCCATACGCATAGCACACAATCCTTCACTTAACTCTAAACTAAGATATATGCCATTGAGTCCCTGCGTTACCCAGTTAATTGCTATGTTCTGCATAAACAAACTTTTACCACTGCCAGATCCACCTGCAAAGATGTTTAGCTCACCACGATTCATGCCACCAAACAACCGTTTATCAAGGGTTGGCCAGCCTGTACTTACCTGTCCATTATTACTTTTAATTTCTAATAGTCTTTTACGTGGGTCTAGGAAATAATCAGTGCCAATATCTTTAGTCAAACTTATCTGCACTGCATCTTTAATAAGTTTTTCTACTGGATCATATTCACCTTTTTCCAACAAGTCTGCTGATTTAAGTATTGCACGTTCAAGTTCTTGTCTTCTAGTAAATCCTTCAAACTCTGTCATAAACCAGTTGTAGTGGTCTTCAGTTAGATCTGGCACATGTTTCATTTCAACACCAGTAACTGCTTTTACCTGTTCTACTGTTGGCAGCGTCTTGTGATCATCACTGTGTTGTTTAATAAATTTTGCCACATCGCGCAAACTTCTATCAAAGTTTTCTGGATTATAGATGTTCTGTACACGTACATAACTCTGTGCGTCCTGTAGCATCATTTCTAAAAATAGTCGTTGTAAATCTGGAGTATAATCTTTTGTCATATATTAATTATATAGCTTTTTGCGCATGAGTTCAATTTTTAATTTGCTCGTCTGTTTGGCATCTAAGATAGTTTTTAGTACAAACAACTTGCCATATTTTACCACTGCTTCATTAATATCCTTACAGGTTTCTAACCATACAGGAAAGCTGACACTCCATCCATATTCTATAGCATTGTTAATCATCTTAGCACCTGCACGGTCTCGATCTGCCACCACAATTACTTCCTTGCCAAGACTTTCAATTATGTCTGCCTGTGTTTCATTGCATTCATTATTTAATACTGCTACACCATCTATGCTCATAGCATCAAATGGGCCTTCACATACTATGACAAACTTGTTATCATAGTGTTGATTGTTTGTATTAAACACAAAGTTAGGCTCATAACTACTGTAGTATTTTGGTTTAACTCCATCGCTAACAGCACGAGCAGTATAACCAATCGTCCGACCTTGCCATATAAACGGAATGATCACACGCTGATGTAGACTGTGTTCTATTGAGTCTGTCCAATAAAAGTCATAACGATCATAATCCATCTTACGCAGATTGGTATAGTTGACGGCTGAATTTAATAGTCCTGGTACATTCTTAAAATCATCTAATAGATGATGTGACATCATAGCCCGGAAACTCACTGCTGATTCTGGTAAGTCACGAGCTTTGAAATCAATCTTTTCTTCTTCAGCTTCTGCTTTGACTAATTCTGGATTAACTAATTCACGGATACGTATGGCTTCGATAACTAGACGTTTGATATCATTTTCATCTGCACCAAACCATTTTAGTAGCTTACGGAATTTAAATGTAAGGTGACGTCCTGGTTGATAGCTGGCTTTGAAGTTACAGTTAAAACAGTGATAGCTGACTGACCCGTCAGGATTGGCTGTTAGTCCACCCCTGCCACGTGTGTCCGGACTTTCACCATTATGGTGACAACACACAGCATTAAAACTAGTCCAACCGCTGGGAGTGGTTTTCTTCTTAGCTGGAAGTATCGATTTTACAAAATCTGCAATAATATTAAGCATATACTATATTATACGCTGAATTTTGGTTAAGGTCAACAAAAAAGGCTATTGCTAGCCTTTTTGTTTTAGTCTGATATTAATCAAATTCCCAAGGATCTAGTATCCAAACACCATCCTCCGCATTCCAGGTCGCTGTGGCTAGAGAATGCCTGTCAGTGCTGCCTAGATGTGTAAATGGATAGTAAGGCCACACACCAGTATCATATGTGCTAGCTTGATTAGAATCTGGATGGTATGGCTTAGGTAGATATACCCGAACGTTTCGAATATCTTCTAAGCCAGTACTGGCGATCGTACCTTGTGGGAAGAACTGTATCTGTTGTCCGTCATATAGTCCTGCACCTAGCGAGTAACTTGCAGCGATACCAACATTACCTGCTAGGAATACTTTAGTACTGGTCGGGTCTATCACTGTCGCACCAACGTTTGTGCTATCAACTGCGCTGGTATAACGAGTGATTTTTTGTCCGTGTGTGATAGCAGTGCCATCTGTAAAGCGTAGTTCGTTTAGGCCTGTGATAGCACCTGGACCACCTGCGGGATATGTAATACTAGGAGTTAAAAACTCTGGGTCTGCGCCACTAGAACGGACGGCCACATTGGCATAGACATATAGTGAACTGTCTTCGCTGATATCATTTTCTAAATAAGCTAAAGAAGCTGTGACAGCGGATGTATTAGACACGATTTCAATTTCAAGTGATAGATTTTGATAACGCCATTCGCCATAGTGTCCTAAACCTGTGCCATCTGCGGGCAGTTTAGCTACGAAACCATTTGACGTTCCTGGATGTGTTACACGGAAACCACCTGCGTAAGTATAGCCAGTTATAACCATAGTGTCATCTTTGACTGTGATATCATGGAAAGTACGATCCCACAGGCTGTAGTCATTCTGTATGGTGCCTAATGAGCGAGCCCAATTTAGGCTACCGTAGGTATCAAAGCTAGCAACCACTATGTCTTCATTGTTGTTATTAAAATCATCGTTGCGAGTAGCTCTAGCAGTGATGATAAAGTTATTGTTTGAGTCTACACCGATGCCATATGTATCATTGTCATAGCTAGGAGCATAATAGGTATTCTTGACGATACGTTGCCACAACATAGTACCTTCGCTAGACACCTTGGTGACTACAGAGTCACGATTATTGTTAATTGCGATTGTAGCAACATTACCTGTTGTATCTACTGCGATGCCACGGATTTCATTGCGACCTGTGTAATCATCTAATTCTTTTTGCCACTGTATAGTTGGACCCATACCTGGCACAATTTTAGCCAACACACTCCTGCGTGGACCATTGTTGCCTGTTGGATGATAACGTCCCCCTACATACACATTGCCAGTCCAATTATTATCAGTATTAATAGTATCAAATGCTACGGCATTAAACGTATCCCAACCTATATTACCAAATGTTTGAGCAGTGGGTCCAGGACCAAATACATAGTTTGTAATGAACAGTGCATCAGTGCTGGTATAAGCCAATATTGTTGGAGTAGCGATTGATGTAAAATCTACAGGATTGCCTGCTAGGCCCAATGCATAGTTTGAAGTGGCTGTGCCAGTTACTGTGTTGATACCAATGATCACGCCAGCATCAGTTGTGATGTGGAATGTTACATCATTAGCGGGGGTCGCACCACCTAAGCTGGTACCAGCGATGGATAACACATCAGTGTCATCATAGTTTGTGCCTGCGTTGTTACCAATAGTAACTTGGTAAGCACCACCTGGTGTATAGCTGACATTGAATGATGCATCAGTGCCGGTTCCTGAACCACTCAAGCGACCTGCGTAGCGATAGTCAAAGTTATTGACATTGTTGATAGCCACATTACCTGATATACCTGTGCCAAACATATACCATGCGCTTTGTGTTGGATCAGGTATTGGACCGGCTCCAAAACTACCACCTGTAATTATCAATCGATTTGGAATAGCCTGTGTGATACCAGTGGTGTCAGGAGTGACAAAATGCTGACCATTGGCCGCACGACCCACTGCTGCGAATCCAACTGTATTGCCAAAACCTGCAACATCATTGATGTCAATATCACGTGTTGGACTATAAGCCACACCAGCTGGATCACCTTGATTGCCATTGGTATCCATGGCAACAAACACAGGATTATCATATGTATTGCTATAGTCGTTTAGAGCGATAAACAAATTGCCGGAGGTAGCGTCGCAACTGATGCCTACTGGATATGCACTAATTGTAAAACTACCAGTGCTATTGTTACTAAATAAATCTCTTTGCCATAGTCGTTCGCCTGTTGGACTCCACTTGGTTACTGCTGTAACATTAGGGCCACCTGGACTGGCGCTTTGTAGTGTATAGGTATTGCCATCGTTATCTACACAGGATCCTTCTTGTGCTGTGCTGAAATTGTTCTGACCAAAAGAACCTGCCATTGCGATCCAGTTGGATCCATTCTTTCCAACACCGTTCATGCTTAGACTACCACGAGAAACACTGATAGTGTTAGCGTCAAATGTTAGGCTGCTGTCTGTGCTATACTGAAAACTGTCATTGTTAATGTATTCGTCTTGGATTGGATCATACCATGAAGAACTCTGCCAATCATTGCTACGGATAACACCGCTAGGTGGTAGATTAAGCACTCCATCACGAGTAAAACTGAAACGATTAAAATACTCATTACCAGGGCCGGACCACTGTGCGTTTTGTATATGCACACCATATGCGTTAGTATAAAGTTTGTTGTAACGACTATACCAAGGATTGTGCCAGAGCATTTCATTGCGATAGTTATCGCTAGTTGTGCTGGTTACTTCACTGCGGATATAGGGATCGTCTTGGCTGATATAAAGGTGAGCACGCACAACATCATTGTCACTGTCTTGACCGATTTCAATGTCTTGGGTTCCATCTGTACCACCTAGCAAGAAACCATTGTTGTTTAGTGTGAGTTGGTATTCTTTGTTAGCACTTAATAGGATATTGCCACTTGTACTTGCAGCAATAGCAGATAAGTTACCCCAATGTGTTACCCCATCACCAATGCGTAGGGCATTGTTGGTAGAGTCATATCCCGCTTCACCAAGTGCCAGCACTGGGTTTGCTGTGGT